TTTCCGGGCTACAGCATGAGCAAGGTGGAGATGAAGGTTCGCGCATCAGATCGCTATGAGCAACACGTTCGCTCAATGGTGGAGGCCCGCACAGCCGCGAATCTCGCAAAATGTGCGGTTGAAGTAGCCCGCATGAAATATTGGGAACAGTCCCAGGATCGTGCTGACGAGAGGTTCACGGCGCGAGGTGCGACATGACCGTGTTGCTGACACTGTACTTGGCTGGGATGCCATTGGCCCTTGCCACAATACTCTGGGCGTTCGTGGGGATAGGCGAGGAGGATTGGCGGGACTTGGCAACGCTGCCTGGTCTTGCGGCTCTGGTGCTGTTCGTCGTGCTCTGGCCGATTTTCCTGGCTGTGAGTTTGTACGAAGCATTTTCGGAACGGTAGGAGGCACAGCGTGAGCAAGACATTTGAAGAATTGCGGTCTGATTATAACCGGGGGTTCTGGTCTGTGCCGGAAACTGACGGTCTTCAGGCGCAGCAAAACGCAGGCATCGCCGCCGTTATTATGGCGGTGCGGGGTGTGATCGACCAAGCGTATTCCGAAGGGCGCGCGTCGAAAGTTCGCGGAGATAATGAGAACGTCCAGCGGCAGTGGGTTGATGCACTAATCAACGAAATCCTCGGCGATGCCGGGAACGAGAAGGTGGCGGAAGGCCCGCTTCCTCACCTGTCTGAGCGTGAGAAGGCGCTTTTTGTTGCCGCGCTGAAGGGAGACGCTGGCCCCATAACGCCACCCGCCACCGACCCTTGCCCTGATTGTGGAGGCAGGAAGTATTTGGCGAAGCCCTCACTCAACGGCACATATTACGTGCACTGCCACTGCCCGAAACTGAAGGCCACCGACCCTGCGCCCGCTGTGTGTGAGTGGACGCTGCTACGGGCAGGTTCAGACCTGCACACGACTGTGTGCGGCAAGGCAATCTGGCGCTGCAACGAACACGCTGGTGTCTGCCCATATTGCAAATCGCCCATCAAGTTCACGGAGGCAAAATGAGCATTCTCAAAGCATTCGCACGAGGCTTCGCAGAGGGCTGGAGAAAGGGGTTCACCTTTGACGGCATCGTCTCCGGGCTGATCCACACTGGAGGGGTCATTCTGATTTGGGAGTGGTTTAACGGGAGGCTTTTCACATGACCACGGACATCAAGGAACTGGCGACGCTGATCCGGCTCAACGCCGACATGCGCCTGTGGCCCGCAGCCGACGCCCTAGAGGCGATGGCGGGTGAGCGTGACCGGACCCGCGCCGATTACGAGGCAATGAAGGCACACAACAAGGAACTGTTTGGCAAACTGTCTGCGGCGGAAGTGGAGAGCGACCGTCTGAAGGCTGCGGTTAGCCTTTTCGTAAATGCCTACATCAAGGCGCACCCAATGCGGACGGCTGACTTTCACAGCCCCGGCTGTGCCTGCATCCGGTGCGCTTTCGACGCCGCACGCAAAGCACTGGGAGGTGACGCATGAGCGCCAGGGATGTGAAAGGCGCAGTCAATGACGCCATCGGTAAGTCGCTGCTGCGCGGTGATTGGCCCTCTGAGCGTGCAGATACCGTCTTAGCAGCCCTAGACGCTGCGGGGTATGCGGTGGTGCCTGTGGAGCCAACAGAGGCGATGCGCGTTGCTGCGGTTTGCACGCATCCACCTGAGTTTGTTGGAGACAAACCGTTATATGAAAAGTGCTGGTCCGCAATGGTCACAGCAGCGAAGGAAACACCATGAGCGAGTTAGTGAAAACTGTGGCGCACGTGATTGTCGAAAGCATGGGCGACACACCTGAAAGCGCAGCCCGCGCCGCCCTACTCTGGCTAGCCGACAACGTGAGCGACGAGATGGTGATTGCGATGCACGATGGGCCACTTGGGGCGCGGGGTGAGGAAATAACTGCCACCCAAAGGCAGTGGTTGGTTGATATGGCCTCCGCCGCCCTTCGCGCTGCTGCGGGGGATGGGAAATGAGCGAGTGGCAAGACATTGCGACAGCGCCGAGGGATGGCACACCCGTGCTTGTAGCGTGGGCCGGGATCAACATGCACCCGCTAGTGGCTCATTACGAGGAGCCGTTTTGGGGCGCGCTAACGTCAAGCCTCGGCTTCGACAAACTTCATGACCCCACCCACTGGATGCCCCTACCAACCCCACCGGAGGTGAAGTGATGAGTGATTACAGCGACCTGCTGACGATACTGCGTGACGGCGGCTGGCGTGGCGCGGAAGCTGCCGACGCCATAGAGGCGCTTCAGGCCGAAGTGGGTCGCCTTAAGCACGACATAGCCCGCCACATTCGAATTGCAACAGACCTTTATTTCGAAGTGGAGAGGCTGAAGGGGGTGCTGGCCGAGATAGCCGACCTTGAAGACAACCGCTCTGATGAGGCGGCGGGGACCGCAAGGCGTGCCCTTGAGGCAAAGCCATGACCCACCTTGCCCCCTATTCAGTCGCCACGCTAGCCGCCAGGTGGGGGTGGTAGATGCAACGCCGCCCCATGCCGTCTGCCGTTGAGATCAAGCGCGCGCTAAATGCTGCGAAGGCGGCAGGATTCGACCGTGTCGAGTTGGTCAATACCCCTGACGGGTTGAAGATCGTGGCGGAGAGGTCTGCTAAGAAACCGGACGGGAACGAGATCGAGCTTGAGCTATGAGGGATAAGAACTTCCCCGGCGTGTCAAAGCATAAGGGGCGGGACGGGCGCATCAGGTGGCGCGCGCGGGGCAAGGGCAAGCCTGAAATCATGCTGCCGGGGGTGTACGGCTCGCCTGAGTTCATCGCCGCTTGGCAGGAATGGAAAAACGAGAAGGCGGAACTAGGGGCATCACGTACCCTTCCCGGCTCACTGTCTGCCCTGCTCGCCGCCTACTACACCAGCCCTGAATATGGCTCTCTGTCCAAGGCCACGCAGATGCAATATCGCGCCACCTTGGAGCGTCTCAGGGTGAAGAACGGGGACAAGCCCAAGGAAGTCCTGACCCGGAAAAACATCATTGCCATCCGGGATCAGTTGAAGCCGGAGCCAAGCAACATGATGCTGCGGGCTATCCGTCACGTCTGCCGCTATGCCGTGGTTCGGGAGATGCTCGCGTCAGACCCGACCGCAGGGCTGAAGAAGGTCCGCACGAAGTCGACCGGGTTCCACTCATGGACGGATGAGGACGTGGGGAAGTTTGAGACCGTCTGGCCTATGGGCACGCGGGAGCGGCTGGCCTTGGCCCTGCTGCTGTACACCGCGCAGAGACGGTCTGACGTGGTGAGGCTTGGCAAGCAGCATGCCACAAATGGGGCGCTCACTTTCCGCCAGGTCAAGACCGGGGTTCGCCTGACCATCCCCATCGTGGAGCCTCTGAGGCAAGCCATTGAGGCAGGGCCGACCGGGTCGCTGACGTATCTGGAAACCGCTCACGGAAAGCCCTTCACCCCGGCAGGGTTCGGGAACTGGTTCGGGGCTGCGTGCCGGAAGGCGGGGCTTCAGTCCTGCTCGGCTCATGGGCTTCGCAAAGCTGCGGCCACCCGCCTAGCAAACGCCGGATGCACGGCCCACGAAATCCAATCCATCACGGGTCACAAGACGCTTGGCGAGGTCCAGCGGTACACGCGGGACGCTGACCAGAAGCGGCTGGCAGAGGGCGCGGCAGACCGCCTGATCGGGCCGAAAAGCGAACCAGAATTTGGGAAACTTTTACCCCGTTCTGGGAAACACGCACCTAAGCCACTGAAATAATTATCGTTTCAAATTGGGATGGCGACCCCGGAAGCGCCAATGAAGTGTTGTAGTTTCAAAGGCTTGGCTTGGGAAACTGATGCACCCGCCCCCATTGACTCAAAAGGGCAATTTTACGAATTGGAAAACACTTGGGCGCATAATGGTCGGGCTTCAAACGAAGCGACCGCGCGAGGGATTGCAGTCCCAACACGCGGTCTAACCTGACCATAGGAGTTAGCTATGACCGAGGCTATCCGCCGTATAGGCGTGATTCTGTTTGTCGTCACCGCTTTTCTGTTCGATGCCGCCGTTGGCATCCTTGTCCTGTTGCTGGCGTACACAGCATGAGCAGGACACTTCACCGCCCTCCCAATGGCTGGGACCGCCGCCCGAATCACCTGCTGCCTGACCTGCTGTGGTTCGTCGCGTTCGGCTTCGGCTGGGCTTGCTTCTTCAACTGGATGGCGGCTGCGCTTGATGTCGTAGTGTCGTCGGTGTAATCTTTAACCGTGGCTATGACGGTGGCGCTCACGCTTAGTGCATGGGTGCAAGCCGAGAATATCAAGACCTGCCGACCAGCGGCCACGCGCCCGTCAGGCAGCCCGGGTTGATCGCCGGGCTTGGACATGCCTCATGGCCCATGCGGCGCATAGAGCATTCGGGGCCGTCACTCGAAAGGGTGGCGGCTTCAGCCCGTATAAGACGGCCCCCGCTTCCCACGATCAGCGCACCGGGGCCGTTACTTTTTCCGCTAGGCAGTATCTCATAACCCACCCTGCTAGGTCATTGTGACGCTCGCGGAGGGCATTGTATTTGCCTATGTCCTCCGCGTATTGGGCGAGAACCTGACCCTGCGCCCTGACAGGTGTCTGCCCCAGCTCAGATAGAGGCGGAGCAGGCAACAGGAGGCTCGGTGTCGGCTGGGGGCAGCTATTGCTCACCACCGGAGCGGAGGTGCTGCAACTGGCTAGCAACAGGCTCAGGCAGATCACACTCAGCGTTTTGCTTGACATACTTCACGACCGTTTCTTTTACGGTTTTGACGCCCTTGGCTATTTCTTCTTCCTTGGCCGTCAGTTTGGCTTCCGCTTCAAGCCTTGCAGTCTCGGCCTCTTTGGCCCTGACCTGCTCGGCAACGCGGCGCTGTAGTTCGTTCCTCAACTCAAGCCGCAAGACCTCTGCCGCCTGAGCCTCAAGCCGCCAGCCGTTGACCTTGGCCCCCACCACTACGAGCAAGATAGCCAAGATCACGGCCAACGCGGCCTTGGTATAGAGCCACATATTAGGGCGTGTGGGTCCAGTGTGCCCAGGCAACCGCAACCGTGCCCATGACGCCACCAATCAGGGCCTGAGCCGAATCAGCGTCAGTGAAACCCTTGGCAACAAGGTAGCCAGCGCCGACGGTCAGGCCGTGGCGGATGAGCGAAAAGACAAACTCTTTGGGAAGGATCGAAAGCATTTTGAACTCCTATGAAAAGGGAAAGGGAGGCAGTCGCCCGCCTCCCTCCCGTCAGTTAAAGGCACCGATTCGGATCACTCCGTGATAGGCGTGCCGACTACGACGGCTGACGCTTCAGGGGAAGCGAGGCCGAGGAAGTCGCCGAGGCTGAACGCCAGTTCCTTGACGCCTTCGCCAAGGTCCACGTCAGCCACACCAGCGACCGACGCTTCACCGACGCCGCCAATGTCGAGCAGGGCCGAGAAGCCAGACTCGCTTGCGACCACTTCAACAATGGTGCCGAGCGTCGTTGTGACGGACGGAACACCATCAACCTTTGCGGCATTGCCAGCAGCGTCCACGAAGTTGAACGGGATGCGGACCTTTTTGCCAAAGTCTACGGGAAAAGCCATTTGATGACTCCTAAACTATCTCCGGTTGCCCAACGACAACCTGCGTGGCGGTGCTGTTTTTCTTGTCGTAGCGTCCGCACCAATCGCTACCTTGAACCGCAGGCCAGCCGGGGCGGTAGCCCTCGACCAGTTGAGGCGGGTTAAAGCGACACTCGCCGCCCTTGAACCGGATCTCTTCGAAATACTTGCAGGACTTGCATGTCTGCTTCATGACCGTCTCCTGTACCTTGGCCCAACGGCCACACCCCAGCGGCGGTAGATCCGGCCACTGTTCTCAATGTCACGCCAAGAGGCGATGAACTTGTCAGCGTCTAGAAATCGTCGTGGCCGCTTTGAAGAAGGGTCCACGAGACAAACGCGACCAGCATGAACAGAAACGACCACTGAATAATGTCCATGGTCCCAACTCCTGCCTAAGTCTGTCTCTGACGGTTTGTGAGGCCATGCCTGGTAAGCCACGATAACGGGCCAACCGCGCTCCAAGTAGGCGCTCAGAAGCGACAGCGTCATGCGCTGCTGTTGCTTGTGGCTGTATCTGGAGCGGCGCAGGAACTTTGCAATCCCTGCTGGACTAAGCCCATCGTCAGGTGTTGCGCCCGTGCGCCGGATTAGGGTTGTCTCGTCAACGGCTTTCCCGTGAAACGCTAGAACCATCGCAAGACATGCAGGGCCGCAGGAATAGTTGGTGCGCTGCCGGATATGCGGCACCGCCAGCATCACTCCCCCTGCATCAGCTTGGACGCAGCAACTCCGATTTCATACAGATGGCCGTCTAGCTCTGAGCCTGATTTGCCACGAGCGGACACGAAGACCTCAAAGGGAATGGTCCATGCGCCTGTGTGGTCCTGCTTGAACCCCACGCTTACCGCAAAGGGTCCAATCTGCTCAGTGACTGTGTAGCGCCTGTCGGGAATCATTTAATCACCCTGACCTTGGGGTCTGATGCCTGCGCCCCATGCTTTGCCCATTGGAATAGGTCTTCCAGAAACAGGACCGTAGCCTTGGTCATGGGTGTGTCAGGCTGGACCACTTCCTTGATAAGCCACTGGCGCAGAAGCTGGTCAGCGTTCTCGGTGTCCACCTGAGTGAACGGGAGCGCATCGACAGCCAGGATCATGCGCGTGGTGTGCGGCTCTGCTTCGGCTTCTTCAGTCATGGTCCACCCTTATTCTGCGAAGTGTTGTCAGGCCCCACTTGGGATGTGTCCACCACATGGTCTGCGTCGGGGCTTCAGGTTCGCAGCGCAACTCACTGCGCGCGTACTCGTTGAAGCCTGCAAGTGACCCGTTCACGATGGCATTGGGTAGCTGCATGGCAACGTGGAAGTGCCCCACGTTCACGTAGTCGATCTGTTTCCCCATGCGGGCATATTGAGCGCGGACCTTGTGCGCGCCCTTTGCTACTGTTGCAGAGGGGCCAATAAAGCCCGTGCCGCCTCTGGAGCCGATGCGGTCGCCGTGGGTCAGCAAGTGCGTGGTGTTGAAGACCTGATAGAGCGCATCCCCGCTTGGAGGGGCGCAGAAGGTGACTCGCGTTTCGCCCTTGGCCTTGAAGTAGGATTCAATTGCCCAGATGGCGAGGTAATCGTAGGTCAGCGCAACAAATCGCTTGGCGCGGGGTTTGAAGGTCGTTCTGTCGTGATTTCCGGGCACGCTGTAAACCGTGACCTTGGGCACTGCCTTTAGCAGTTCCTCAAGCCCTCGGATCTCCTCCTCGGCTACCATCTGCGTTTGTTCGGTAGGAACTGTGTCCTGTGTCTCTGAGAGGTCCGCGTGGATGTCGCCGCTGACCGCATCGCCGCCCCTGAGATAGACCATGCCGGGGTAGCGCATCTTCGGGTCTTCGCGTTGCAGCAGCTTCACGGCTGTCTGGATTAGCCTGCGATACCGCTCCCGAAAGATGCTGGGGTTGTAGTCGTTCGGGAAGTCTAGCTCGTTGCTGCGAATCACCTCGCCCGCCTGAAAGTCTGACGTGAACAGCGTTGGGATTTCTGGCTGCGACCCTGCGCCGCCTGTCTTCACTTGCCAGTTGGGGACAGTGAGGCTGTCAGGCTGCAGGTTAAAGACGCTCTTGCGAATGTCTTCCAACTTTGAGGCGTACTCCAGAGCATCAGTCAGACGCTTCTGGAGGTCAGCAACTTGGTTCCGGGTGCGGATCGTGTCGGGCGTCTTGGCCTCGACCTTGGCCGCTTCTGAGGTTTTGTACAGGTTCCACTTAGGCGGCGGGAACCCAAGTATCTTGGCGCGGGCGATTGAGTTCTGGAGGCTTGCAGGCCCCATCTTCAGCGTGGCCGCTGCCATTGCGATAGCACCCCGCCCGTGTACGCCTGCGGTTCCTGGGGGTGGGTATCCTTTCCTCAATGCGTCTTCGATTACCGCCTTGCGGCGCATCCACTCTTGCTTACTAAGCGGAGGGGTTGGCACGAGGGGACACCTTTACCGTTCGGGACAATATGAGTCAGATACGTGTCAGAATTGTATAAATTAGCGCGAGCGGGAAAAACGCGAGCGTGCAGAACACAAGGCTCGGCGCGGTCCATAACCACTGCATCTTCCAGATGTCCCACCGACGAGGTGACCTATAAAATATGCGTTCGCTGGCCTTCTTGGTTGACTTGGGCATGTTAGCCACCCGGTCCCACGATGGCCTTGAGGCCAAAGTATCCCAGCACCGAAGCAATGGTCCCCACGATTCCGGGGACGAGGAAGATCACGTATTTCGCGCCCTTGGCTTGATTGAGTAGAGCGGTAAGCTGTGTCACCGTCTCTTTCAGTTCCTTGACCTCTAGTTTCAGGTCTTTGACTTCACCTGTAAGGGATGTGACTGTGCCTTGTAGTTGTCCGAAGTCTCGATGCAAATCCAAGTCGCTGCTCATGGGAAGGCTTTCCTGTCCAGTTCGATATGCGGGTAATCCTTGAAACTCTTCCAATCCCCCCCGCTCACAATCGGGATCTTCAGGTCTGCAGAAGCTGTCTTGAACGCTTTGATGATCGGAAGGAAAGCCGGTGTTTTCCACGTAACTTCTCCGTAGAGGATGGGGGCGAAGTCCACAGCGTGGCCCGTGATGTGTCGGGAGTTCAGGGTCTTGGAAAGACCCTTGGCGAACAACTCGCGCTGCCGCTCTTTGCTGCGCAACCCTTCCGTGATGATAAAACCACCCGGCATGATTTCAGCGGCACGGCGCACAACAGCCACTAGGTCAGGATGCACCCCGACTAGCGCCTTCTCACTTCTAGCGTTCAACATGCTTTGCACTCTCTTGAAACTGTCCCCGCGCGCTCACGTGGGGCGCGGGGAAGGTCGGGCGTTGCAGGGAAGCCGCCCGACTAAGCCGGAGGAAAGGAGGGGGAACCTCCGGCTATTGAAACAGCAAAACGATAGTGGCCCAGGTGAGCGCACCAACCATGACCTCGGCAAGTTCAGACTCGCCCGTAAGGTTGTGGCTCAGGCGATAGAGTTGGGCATGGACCGCGCCGGACAAGGCATAGGCCAAAGCCAGCCACGGCTCGACGTAGCAGATAGGGGCGATGGCGATTGCGTTACGAATGATGCCGACCGGGTCGACAATCGGCTGCGTGCGCTTTTGGTCGAGGTAGTCACCGTTGCCGATGAGAGCCATTGAGGCAAAGAAACTGACAGTCAGAACCGCGATCTGCCACGAAGGCAGCGACAACAAGTAAACGATGAGCAGCGCACTCGGCAGGCTCCAGATCAACCGCATGGTCTGCGTGCGCTGCTTTCCGCCCCATGTCCAGCCGATGGCCCGCGCAATATTTGAGAACCAGCCGCCGCGCAGCCTGTAGAGAATGCCGCCTACAATCGCGGCAATGATGGCACCCATATCCGTCTCAACTCCTCATCATCGCGCGCGTGCTTGATTGCTGTCTGATATTCAGCCTTGCGGATGCGAATCGGGGCCGGGCCAAATAGGTCCAGTTCCCGCTTCTTGTTTTCGCGTGAAACAGCCTCCAGCAGTTTGCGCCACTGGATTGGCTTTGCTTTCTCAATGTCAACTGACGGAGGCCCGCCATTGCTGGAGCGCCTCCAGGCGTCACGAAACCAGCGGTCAGGAAGGTCAGCCACGTCAATCAGTTCGTGCAGCGTCCCATGCCTTGCACAGTCCCGATCGCGAATGATCTCCCACGTCTCTGCTTCTGAGCACCCACCAAAGGCCACCGCATGGGCAAAGCGCCTTGCGTGGTCCGGGTCGATGCCTGATTGTATCTGACGCTCAATCTGGGTCTGGACGTAGCCGCGCGGCCTGTCGTTCCAGAACCCACCATTCTGCATGACGCTGAAAATCTTGCGCGTCGGATATGTGACCGCAACCCCGCCGTCATGGCGGGTGTAGATAATCCCCTTCACTGGTCGCCGTGGAATATCGCGCTGTAGAAATCAGGGTCCGTATTGGCCGCACCGTCCGACACGAAAGCAACCGCACAAGCCGAAGCAGTCGGGTCTGTTGAGATGTGCATTGCGGGCCAAAGTGCCGAGTTCGTCGCGTTTCTCTGACACATGCCAGCCTGCACGTAGTTGGCAGAGCTAAATGACGTGGTGAAGTTAACCGTCATGATGCCGACGCCTGAATCGCTCACAGACGACACGTTGTAACTATCGTTGCCGGGAGAGTCGGGAGCGCCTGCGTCGTAGAAACCTGTCGTCCAAGCCTTGGCGACACCGTCATGGTATTTCATGTTGCCGACCGACGAGAAGACCGAAGTGCTGGTCCCTGTCTCGATCTGGGCCTGAGTGGCCGTGAAATCGGTAAAGTTCAGGGGCGAGCCGCTTGACCGCTCATACGACACGCAGCGCCAGTTTGACCCTGCTGCATCGGCTGCGGCTTCGTTCACCCACTCGCCTACATCGCCCGCCACAGTCGTGATGTTGGCAGCGCCTGGGAGCATAAAGCTTGTTCCGTTGTGCGTCAGCGTTAAAGCCGCCGCAAAGCGCAACAGCACCCTGCGCCCACCTTGGGCCGACGAGATGCCGTTGATAGTTGTAGTGCCCGTGATGTTGAACACGCCGCCACCAGAGGCCGGGAGCGAAAGCGTCGTAGCAGAGGCAATGTCCGTCCCGCGCTGCCACAGGCCCGCCAGTGCGTCAGGAGTCACGGCCTTGGTGCTATCCGTACCCGTTAGGACTTCTGACACCGTGGCAGCGTTCACAAGGCTGTCGACAGGGCCTTCATTAATCCACGCAGAGTTTGCTGCATTGCGGCGATAGACGTTGCCGTCTGTCGTATTGTGATACCGCAGGAAGGGGTAAGTCGCTGATGGCGCTGCTGCTTGGGCAATAAGCTGCGATGTCGCGTCTACAGGGTCCAGCGTGTCAATGGCTACATCTGCAGAGGTGGCGAGAACCACCTTGTAGCGGCCTGCAACAAGGTAAATGTCGCCGAATCGCCCATCTGCATCTGCAACCACAGGGTTGGCATTTGCGGATGTAAGCCCTGCGTTGCTATACGTGGTCTTCGGAGTCGTGGTTCCGGTCTCGTAGAAATATGCCTTGGCTGCTGCATAGGGAGCGCCATTGCCATTTACGAGTGTTTGACCGGAAAGCGAGAATAACTGAGCCATTCAGGATGCCCCATGAAGCTGTTTGACAGGGATATGAAAGTCCGCCTCATTTACGGGGCAGGCTTCGCGATTATCTGGTTCGGCCTTGGCCGGGAGGCTTTTGCCGGGGCCGGGGCCTTGATCTTGACTGCTGTTGTGGCGCGGATGGTTCCGCCAGACGTTTACTGACGATTGCCGCCCATCTGTGCGCTGAGCGGGATTGATGCGCGCAGCGCCGCGTCTGCCTGCGGGCTGACTGTGCCGAGCGGCATGGTGGGTTGTGCGCCCATCTGGATTTGCCCGATGGCCGACCGGGTCGCGCGAACCTCGTAGGCGATGTCCTGCAGACCCTTCAACACTGGTGTGCTGTCAATAAGCGCCGCCAACTTCGGGCCAAAGACCGCGCTTGAGAACATGCGCCGCACCGCCTGCATCATGCCTGCAGACGTGTTGCTAGTGTTGGACCCGCCTGGAACCGTAGTTGTGATGCGCTGCGCCACCCTGACAAACTGACTGATAAGCGCCCGCTCCTCGTCGGTAAACAACTGTCGCAGGACTTCAGGGTGCTTCTCTGTAGCCGCCTGCCATGTCTTGACGAGTTTGGCCCCGGAGAAGCCGCGCGAATCAGGAAGCACGCCGCCGTCTGAACTCCGCAGGATGCGTGTCAGCGCTTCGTCTTTGAGAGCCTTCCAGCCCTCCGAGTTTTCGCCCAGCAGGCCCTTCATCTTGACCAAGTCGCGAGCCACGTTGGCCTTCGAAAAGAAGCCCGTGTCAGAGCGCCCAAAGATTACACTGATGGCCGTCTCAGGGTCATTCTTGAGCGTTCCAGAGAACTGGTCGCGCTCTACGAGTTTCGACACAAGGTCGTCGCCGTCAAACTTGGTTTTGTAGTCACGGAATGCCGAGATGGCCTGACGAGCGCGGTTGATGGCCTCCTTGTCACCAGAGATGGCCGCTTCATCAAGGCTATTGACCAGCCAGTTATCCAATGACCGCTTGGCCGCTCCAGCCGCTGCACCTTCTGCCCCACCTTCTGCCTGAAGGGACACCAACTGACGGCGCGTCCTGAAGACTGAGGACACCAGCGTCTCTGCTGACCCGGCTTCCATTGACGCCTTCTGCATTCCCTCCAGCTTCGAAAACACCTTTGGAATGTCTGCGGGCGCAAAATTGTCTGTCACGTCTCCAATGATGTTCTGTACCGCTTGACGATAGGTTCCAGGCTCAATGGCTGCATCCTGCCCTTGCCTGCTGGCACGGTATAGCGCATTCACCTCTTGCTCTGCAGCGTCCCGCATCTTTGCGAGCGGCTGCTGGATAGCAAGGCCGCGCTGTCCCGGCTCTGCCAATGGGGCCGGATAGCCACCCGCCACCCGACCGCGAATCACCTCTGCATTCGCTCGCAGCGCCTCGTCCTGCGCGTCAAAAGCGGAGCGCATCTTTTCGCCAGCCAAGCGCCCGTAAGCGTCTTTCGCCATCTGGCTTTCAAGCATCTGCTGCTCTGGCAGAAGGTCCACCTGTCCCTGTGTGAGTTTCACGGGAACTGGAAGCGATCCGGCCTCTGCTATGACGCCAGCCTGATTAAGCGCCTGCGGGGTCGTGGCCCTCTGTGCCATGCCAGCGAACTCGCGCTGCATCTGGACAGACAGTTGCTGCGGATCAATCCCTGCCCGCTGAGCGATCTGAGCGCCCTGCGGGGTGAGTTGGCCCGTGGTTTGGTCAATGAGTTGCGGTTTACCGCGAAGGTAAGTGATGAAACGTGAAACTGCAGGGCTAACAACGCCTTCGACAGTCGCGCCGAAGCCTGCACCAAGGCCCGCGCCGAAGCCTGCAGACACGGCCCGGTTCTCAAGCCCGCCCTCGCCGGAGCCAAAGCCAGCAGCCGCACCAAAGCCAGCACCCGTGACTGCTGCATTGCCTACGCGGCCAAGGCTTGGCAGGGCGCGAGCCACAAGCCCCGACGCAGGCCCGCCCGTGGCAAGTGCCGCAGGAATGCCGCCGATCAGGTTTGATGTGATGGAGGCCCCGAAGTCCTCGCGGTTCAGTTTGTCCTGAGCGCCTCGGATGTACTTCAACTGCTCGTCGTAGTTTCCGAGGTCTTGCCGGAACACTGAGCCAAGGCCCGCCAGGATCTCGTCACCCACGCCAAAGCCAAGGCCTGCCATGTTTGCAGCCTTGGCTGTGCCGTACTCATCCTGAGACATGGGCTTGGGCTTAGGCTGGCCCTGCAGCATCCCCATGATGTCATCGGGCGTCAGGCTCTGCCCTTCGGGGGCTGTCACCTTGTACGATTTCCCGTCTGGGGTTGTGATGCGGTAGCTGGGCACTAATCCAACTCCTCGATGGTGACGCCGTTAGGGAGAACGGTTTTCTTTTTTGGCGCAGCGGGCGCTGCAGGCTGTGCGGCGGGCTGCTGGCCTCGCGTCGGGCTGTAATAGGTCCCCCCGCGCAGGTCATTGGCTTGGTCTTGATAGAACTTGATGCGGGCATTCGCTGCCGCAATAGAGCGGTCTATGATGCGCCTGCGCTCCTCAACGGTCTTCCGCGCGGAACCTTGAAGGTCGAGCAGGATCTGACGCTCGCCTTCTGTCGGTGCGCCGCCGAAGATCGCTTTCAACTGAGGCAGGACGTTTGACTGCAGCACGTTCTCAAGGTCGCGCGTGTTAAGCGCCGTCTCGTCCCCGATCTGCGCGAACACCTCTGCAAGAGTCCCCATGCCAAAGCCACCCGCAGCCTTCGGGTTCAGGGTCTTGGCCTGATTGAGCATTGCCAGGCCCTGCTGCGAAGCCATGACCATCTGGTCGGCTTCCTGAATGGCCTTTTTATCTGTCGCTGAAAGTGAAGCAGGCAGTTGCCCCGTCAGCGCGAATTTCTGTCCAGCCGGGGACGCAGGGTCTATGCCGAAGGCTTGCGCCAACTGTGCGCGCTGCAAGGCCGAATTGAGAACGCCTGACCCGCCGCCGCCTTGGTTCGAACGATTGGCCGCTGCAATCTGCGCCCGCTTTAACTGCATGTCCAAAGCCTGCTGCGCCTGCCCTGTTTCCATGCGAAGCCGGGGAAGGTCCGCAATGGTGACGTTCGCCACGTCTTCCGGCTTCAGGCCAAGTTCAGGGTGCTGCAGGGCGCGCTGCTTTGCTGCCTCAAACGCTGCCGCGTCGCCATCGGGAACAGACGCCAGCAGTTCATTCAAAGCCGACACCTTGGCCTTGTGGATGTTCAACTGGTTTAGCTGGCTCGTCTGGTCAAACTGCTGCTGCGCCATCTCATCTTGACGCATGACACGCTGCTGCTGGAACGCCCTGTCCTTTTGCGCCTGCTGTTGCGCTTGCGCTGTAGCGTAGGACGAAAGGAAATTGCCGACGATGTCAGGCTGCTGAAGTTCTGGCATGTATTAGTACCCCGGCTGACCGTAGTTAGGCAGGCGACCGATAGTCGATGGAGCAGGCGCAGGCTGATTGAACATCCCGCCCTTGTATGCCCCGTAGAGGCTTGCCCCCTGGCTCAATGCGTTGTTCACGCCATTGGCCGCGTTGATCCATCCGCCCGCCTGTGCGTTGCCTGCGGCTGTGGCGGCATTGGCGCGTCCAGCAGCGGCATTAGCCCCGAAGGTGCCCGTCTGTGAGGCTGCGTTCTGACCCGTGTCTACGAGTCCACCAATGCGGCTCAGATAGTTGTTGTAGTCGCCAAGGTAGAGTTGACCCGTCTTGTTGCCGATGGCCTGCGCCGTGGCACCTGAGAACAGGCCCCCACGGGCGGCACTTGAGGCATCCACGCCCCGCTGCGTGTCGGTGATAAGCTGGGACAGGTACGGGCTTTGCGTGTAGCCCTGAAGCGCCTGCTGGGCTTTCTCCTGACCGTTGAGGCCAAGGAGGCTCTGGTACTGGCTGAGAGCGTTTGACCCTGTTTCGCGGTATGGGGCGAGGTCGGCGCGGGTCTGCTCGTACTGCTGCTTCTGGATGTTGCTGGCCTGCTGTGCGGCCTTCTTCTGAGCGTCAGCGGCCTTGCTTGCACCAAATGCGCTCGCGGCCCCACCGATAAGCGAGCCACCAATGATTGCGGCTGCGGTTCCAACTGGCATTAGTTTAACTCCTTGCGCCAATGCGTCTCGCAGGGGGTAAAGCCCCAGCGTTTGTAAACCTTCTCCAAGTGGCTCTCGCTCACCGGGTAGGCAATTCCGAATGTCTTGCAGTCGCGGTCCCGCGCCCACTCTTCCGCAAAGCGCCGTAACTTGCCCCCGTGCCCTCTGGCTGTCGGGGTTGTGTAGATGAACAGTTCCCCAAGCATCCGCTGGCCTGAGAACAGATGCGCGTGAGCCAAGCCAACAAAGCAGCCAGCAAAGTGGCCCGCGTCGGTCTCCAGAACAGCGACACACCCGTCACCATTGCCTAGAAGGGCCAGTAGTGTGTTCTCGACGTGGAGCGGGTCCACGGTGTCAATCTTGTACGAGGACGCGGCGACGAAAGCCTTGACCCCCTCAATGATGTTGGGAATGTCGGCCTGGTGCGCGTCTCTGACAATCACATTACACCTTGATGATAAAGCCTGCTGCTGTAGGCAGATTGAAAGTCGTTGACCCATCCCCGGCCCCGTATGTTGTCCCGATAGCCGTGAACAATGCGCCGTAGGTGGACCGCGATACGGCAGAGCCATCGCAGGTCAGGAAGCCTTGCGGGACCGTGGACATGAAGTTGCGGATGCCGCAGCCTGTCTGCACAAGGTGGGGTTGGTAGTCCAAAATCGCTTGGTAGAAGCCCAGCACCTCCCGGTCATCCAAGTGGATTTTGTTCGGGATGTTGGGGCGTTGACGGCGGGTCATTTCACACCGCTATGCGAGCGCATCCAAATTCTGTTGGGGTCAGACATGGCGACGGTCAACCCCGCCTCGTCTTGGACAAGGTAGCCCGACATGCCATCATCAAGCGCCCACTTGGCAGACTTGCTTTCGTCAGACTGCGGCCCCCAATGCGGGACTAGTTCGCCATAAACATTGCGCCCGTCTGCTTTTGCTTCCGAGTAGGACTTTCTCCAAGCGTCCTTCTTCTTGACGTAAGAGAACGTGCCGTCAGCGTTCTGCACCTCATCAAAAACGGTAAACCATGCGGGAATCTTGTTTGATGGAGCCTTTTTCATCAGGTCATCCACCTCGGCTTCGGACGCAACATCAGGAAGCGCGTTAAACCACTTGCGTTCCTTTGGAGTGAAGGCCAGCCCGCTAATTTCCTCAGATGGGACGCGCGCATGTACTGTGTGCAAGGACCCCGAACCTGTTCCGTCGCCCCATCCAGCCTGAGCGCCCTTCTTAGCCGCCTCCGGGGTTGCCCCAAAAAAAGACGACCCTCTGTAAGAGGGCCTGAATTCGTCGAAAATATTCCCAGTGGCGTGGTACACATCAGTGTCCCACTTGTCTGTGACATCCCTTATCTCTGGTGGCCTCCAAGCCTTGAGTGACGCTACATCATCTGCCTTGTTCAGCGCCTTGGCCGCAAGTGGCGCAGTCGCGAACACAGCCCCGCCCGCCGCCATCTGCGGGTCAATAAGGTTTGGCAGGTCTGACAAAAACCCGCCAATGGAACGCCCGATGCGGCTGTCATTCCCTGCCGCCTGCAGCCTCTGGTCCCACTCTTCGCGCGTCGGGAAGAACGCAAGCGGATGTGTCACCAATCCCGCAAGGCCCAAGGCTTTCATTCCTGCACCTGCAAGCGGGTCAGTGTTCGGGTCTGCGGCTTGGCTCATCAGGGCAAGCGAGGCGTCACGCTGCGCGCCTGAGCGTCTGCCATAGCGGGCAAATGCGCCTGATGCCTCGTCCCACAGGTCTGACAGGAAGTTCCCTTTGCGCTCCGGGAGAGGCTGGCCGGGGATGCTTGCTAGCTTGTTCCTCTCAGCCATCAGTGCGCCCCTAGTGAAACATCAGCCCAAGCGCCCAACATGACCACCTTGACGGGGTCAGAGACGCGAAACTTTATGATGCGATTGCGATACGAGCCGCAGGCGTTCCATGTGGCCCGATACTTGTACTTGCCGATCGCGCCCATGCTGGCATTGCGTGGATTGCTCCACGTCATGCCGCCATCGTCCGACCAGCAAGCCATCACGATAGGGCTAGAGCCTTGACCGCTTGAGAGCCCCACGCCTGCCTCTATGTCGAGTTCCAGGCGGCTCATGAAAGCCCTGCGCCCGTCATGGCTCAACTGCGAGCAGGTGGCTTCCCTGACGATGCCTTCGCTGTTCTCGGTGTAGGTATCCGCAAGCAATTCGTAGAGATTGCCGTCAGAGGAACCGACGATCTGCTTGACGCCGTTGATTGCGAAGTTTTCCGCATCCCACCCGCCCGTAGCATCTTCACCCATCGGCCAAGATCCGGTCTTGCGGTAGGACCACTGGTTGGTGGAGATGTCCCAAGCCAGCGACCATTCGTCAGGCAGGGTCAGCACATAGAACAGATGACCGCGCTGCTGATAGGCGAATGCCTTGAGCGTCGAGAGGTCAGAGACTGCCTCAAGGTAATTGTCCACTTCCGGCGGGCTAATCTTGCGCGGGGCATAGCCTTCAGCACGATACACTGAAACGCCACCAGCCCGACCATCACGCCCCACCCATGTCAGCCCGCTGTCCACGACGATCGCACTATCACGTGAAACGCAGCCAATGTTTGCTGCTGCCGTCGCAGTCTTGGCAAAAGCGTTCGCCCCCGCCTCACCTGTCGGCCCCCACCATTCCGTGGTCTTTGAACCTAGCAGGGCAATGTCACTCGCAACTGCACGAACAGCGACCAAGTTATCGCTTTCCGCTTCAGCCGTGGCAAAGTCGAGCGCGTCGAAGGTCGTGACGTTGGTCAGCTTCCAGCGAAAGCGGCCCGTGTCTTTGCAGGAGATGATGCTGTAATTCGCCAATGACGTGCAGCTATTGGCCTGCTCGTAGCCCCCGCCTGAATGCTCAGTAAGCGCCAGGGTGGGCACATCGAACTGATACGCCTTGACCTCGGCCACGATGTCGATCTGGTTTGAGTTGTAGGACATGTCGACAGGCAACGTGCCCTCAATGGTGCCCAAAGCCGTAGACACGCCAGCAAAGTTGACCTTGTAGAGCGTGGTCCCGATGACCGTGTAATGCACATCAGAAGCCGTAATCTGGCCCCGCACCGTTCCCCCGCCGATGGTGGCGAAGAGTGACCGCGCAGGTGTTCCATAGCAGACAAAGTCCGTGCGCCCCTCGCCTTCCACTGGTTCACCATAGAGGTTGACCAATGACTGCAAGCCAGCCGCGTTGCTGCGGCCCTTGTTGAACGTGCGGCCAAAGGGGATGCGGACCCTGGGCATCAGGTGTAGAAGATGTTCAGAGCAACAACATCACCAGCCGTCAGAGCGCCCGTGTCAGCGTCTGCTGCGGCAGTGGTCAGGCCATAGCCAATGCCAAGGCTGAAGTAGAGAGGCTGTGACCCGAAATCGAACTGGAACTGACCACCGTTCACCGTGCTGGGCGGCAAATAGAGAGTGGCGACCGGAACGTCAGTTCCGACAGTTGGCGCAGTCGCCTTGCTATACAGCTTGAGATACCGCGCAGCAGCGTTCGTATTGACGCCCACAATCTTGAACACGTTTCCAGCCGAAGCCTTGACGCTCGTGGCGTTGGTCGAAGCCGCAGCCGACAGCAGGCGGGCAACCGTTGCAACCTTCGTCTCACGATCCCATGTGGTGCCGTTGTACAAGCTGCCAAGGCTGTTGACCTGAATGGTCTGAATGCCGTTAGCAAGGCCGTCCGCTGGGTTGCCTGCCGAAACAACAGCGCCCGCTGCTGATAGGCGAACGAGCAGTTCACCCTTCTGCGTCAACTGGAATTCCTGTGTGCCGCCGTCAAGGATTGTCGGGGCAGTCGCGTTATACATTGGCATGGGTTTGGTCCTCAGAAGTATTCGGCTGACACAGTTTCCTTTGAGGAACGCTGTGAGACATGACGCTCAAGCAAGCGGTATCCCGTCTCGCCAAGCAGGTAAGGTGAGTCAGAGTTGGGCCCGCGCCCGAAGGCTTCAGCGCATTGGCCCGCCACGACTTGGGCATAGGGAAGCGCAGCAGCGTCAGGGATGGCGTCGTCTAGCCAGTACGCAGTTCCCTCTTCTACGAGCCATGAGCGCACCTTTGCTGCACGCCTGGAGATCATATCGCTCACGTCAGCAGACAGGCTTTCGCCCGCGCCAATGATCCCAAGCTCTTCCCCGACTAGCTGGTACAGCTCGACATTTGTGACCGTCACTCTGCGGCATCCTCAACGATAACGGCCTCATCAGCCACGATGACCTTGGCAGGGCGTCCGCGCTTGGGCTTCGGGGCCTCAAGCACTTCAACAGCCCCCTCGCTGTCGTCCACTTCCGTGAAATACTTGTTCGCCTTCAACTTCTTGATGGCGTGAGCGTCGACCACTTCAGCCGGGACGCCTTCGATGAACTTGACACCAAACATGGTGACGGCGGCGGGCATCTCAGTGTCATCAAACTCTGTCCCGCCGGAATAAACGAACCTCATAGTGCCTCCTTGAAAGAAAACGGAAGGGGCGGATGTAACCCCGCCCCCTCCAACTCATTACGACGCAGAGCCTTCGAAGCGGCCCCAAAGCGACAGCGAGACAGTGCCCGTGGTGCCCGTTGCAGGACCCGTGGGGACAATGCCCGTGATTGTCGTGTCATCCGTGTAAAGGTAGTGCTGACCAGCCACCGCAAGGGCGCGGTCGGCAGTGCCAGCCTGACCAACAGTCGAGGCAGAGAACAGGCGCGTTGCCGATCCACTGTCACCTACGTTAATGGTCACGGTCGGCGAGCCGTTCGTGTCCAAGTCCGTCGCTTCCAAGCAGCCACCGAGAACGCGGAAGCCCTTGGGAACGCGGAAGAAGTTGAACGTGTCACCGTTGGCAAGGTTGGCCGTGATGCTGACTTCTGCGAAGTAGCAGACCATGTTTGCAGGGAATGCACCCTGTGTGACGTTGTTGCCGTTGTTGGCCAACAGCGCGGAAGTATATGCAGGCATGTGTTTTTCACCTCAGTGAAGAAAAGGAAAAGGGGCCAGCAAGAAGCCAGCCCCCATGACGGTTAGTCGCCCGTTCCAGACGTGTAGACCGTGACGACACCGTGCTGCTTCGAAGCACCGCTGGTGCCCGTCGCGAAGTGGGTCTTGACGATGCCGCGCAGTTCCTCAATCGCCACGCCGGGGCGGAAGCGATAGTCGTCCAGCATGTCAGTGACCGGCGTCGGTTCCTGACCCCAGGCAATTGCCATGGCCTGCTGACCGCAGAGGAAGTTGGGTTCCACCGGAATGGACGAAGCACCCGCCGCCGAGAAGATCGAGCTGCCAGCCGTGATGAGCGTGCTGATTTCTTCGATTTCGCGGAAAATGATGCCGTCATAGATCAGGTCGCCGTCCTGAAAGAGCGGGTTGTTGTTCATCCCGCCGCCTTCACGAGCGCGTGCATCGCGGTTCGCTGCAATCATCACCGAGTCATTCTTGAGGTCGCGGAAGGACCGCGCACCGCAGAACATGACGAAGTATTCGCGACCGTCCTCAATGCGGAACGGACGGATTGCAGGAGAAGCCGCCTTCGCCATGCGCTTGGCAAGCGAAGCCGTCGCAGCCGTGAGCTTGTCGTTCGTGGAGTCCACGTTTGCAAGACCAGTAGCGTGCGTAGCCGAGTAGTTAGCGGTAGCCGCACCGTACAGGATGCGGTCAGAGTTGGCAGCCGACCACGTGTTGTAGTTCGCAGCCGTCGCACCCGTCACCACCGTGTTGCCATCGGCGTCCACGATGTTGACCGCCGGAATGCTTGCACCAGCGACAACGGGGCCAGCGAGATACTTAATCATGGTATCGCGCAGGTCGTCAGCCGACCAGTACTTCAGCATGTTTTTGGCCGCGTTGAGCAAGTTCATTTCAGTTTTGAACTGCGTCGACTTCGGCACTTTCACCGCGTTGCGGACCCAGTCAACGCTGACCGGGCAGTTGTAGTTGCCAAGCTGCTCTTCCTTGCCGGAGAGAACGCCAGAGCCACGAACGCCCGCACCACGAAGCTTCGTGATAAGCGGAATGTTGATGGTCTTTCCGGCTTCTTCCTGAAGCTCATACTTGGTGACGATTACGCTCGAATCTTCGCGGCCCATGTAGGGCTTGAACTTCGACTCGCGGACGTACTCGGAGAAATACTGAGAAATCCAAATCTGCTTTTCCGAAGCAGACAAAAGGGCTGTTTCAGCCATGTCAGTGTCCTGTTACTTGAACACTGCGTCGAACGCCGCCCCTGGTCCTGTTGGAACGCTGGAGGCTCTGCCGCCTGCACTTGGTGCAGACGCTAGAGACGGTCTTGGCAGTGTCGGTTGGGGAGACGGCCCCGCCCCACCCGCGACCTGCGGCTGCTGATTAGCTTTCACATACCCATTTGCTTCGGCCCATTTCTGTGCCCAAGACTCAGGGTCTTCGTCGCCAATCTTCTGCAGTCGCAAGGTTCGCTGATGCTGCGAAACCACGAAGTCGTAAGGATCGGGCTGACGTTGGATAGCTTGCCAAATGGCCGGGTTCTGCTGCAGTTCAGACTGCAACCATTCCTCGGCGGCTTTGACTTTCTCTTGCCCATGATGGCGGACTGCCGCCACAAGGCTCGCGTTCGTGATTGCGTCCCAGCGCACCCTTTCGATGCGCTCATTGAGCTGACGTTCAAATGCCTCGGGGTCCGCTAAAGGGTCCAAAGGCTGCGGCGGCTTTCTCGTCGCCTCTTCAAACTTGCGTTTATACTCTTCGAGTTCTCGCTCGAATTTCTGGCGCTTTTCACGCTCATCCAAAACTGCGGCTATCGGAATGTATCCAGACGGCGGCTGTACGGGCGCACTGGCTGGCTGTGATAGCGTGGGTTCTGGGTTTGGGGCTTCCTGAACGGGCTGCGGTGAAGCAGGCGGCTCAGATACAGGCGGCTCCGGTGTTTGCGCCGGGGCGGGCTGTGAATCATCTTTGGACGCAAAACGTCCCGCGTCGTCCCTGGGTTGATCCAGGAACGAGAGTTTATCCTCGGTCATCTTTTCCTATTTGCGCCCGGTTAGGCCACGGCGGCTGGCATGTAACGCCCTTCAGAGATGGCGGCTCTCATCGCTCCTACGAAAGCAGGAGCAAATCTTCATCGTCGTCCTCTTCGTCACGGATGCGCTTGGCTTCCGCTCGCACGAGGGCGTAGAAATCGTTTATCTCTTTCAGGGCGCGGTCGAGGTATTCGATGCGCTCTAGCTGGATGGCGAGCCTTGCTGCCTCCAGTGCCTCTTTGGCTTGGTCCTGAATGACCAGAGGGGCCGACACCAACTCAGGCGCGGCCACCTCTTCAATGAACTGGACTACGTCGCGCTTCTTGTCACGACGCTTGTTGCGCTTCTTGTAGTAGTACGGGTCCCAACCGCCGCGCCCGCCGGTATCCTCGACAACAGGCGGGATTGAGCCTGAAGCGTTGCCGATCTGGAACGCATTAACTTGAAATGCGTTCACGGCAAACATGGGGCGGTTTTACTTCCTACAAGTTATGGTCGCGATCAGGTCCTGCGCCGCTTCCTTGAAGTTGCTCAGCGCGTACTGCTGATACTCTTGGTTCCGCGTCTGGATCGAAGCGTGCAGGCTATAACCCCACGTCGCTTCAAAGTCGCAGTCGTAGCCGTCAGGGTTTACTGACTTGTCCGTATGCGGGGCCTGTGTTTTCCGCCACTCGCGGGACAGGTAATAAAAGCCCATCTCGCTAAATGGCTCGCAGTGGGTTGGGTCGCCGTAATAGCGGCACGAATTCCAATGCGGGATGATGATGCTGGCCTTGGCCCCTGGCTTCATAACTCTGTGCAATTCGTTGAAGAAGTTCACCCTCTCCCACTTGCCGTTCAAGTTTGTCAGATGCTCAAGGAAGTGTGCGCTGTGCGCCTCTTCCACTGAGCTATCAGGGAAAGGCCAAGCCTCCTTGCCGACGCGGAAGACCGCATCCACCCCATTCATTGGGAACTGGTCGACCCCGTACCAATCAGGGCCGCGCTTGTTCCCGCCGCAGCCAATGTCCAGCTTGAGCGGGTTAGGTAACGGTGCCGCTTCCGGCTTCTTCTGTGCTTTCGCCAAGTTTCAATACCTCCTTCACTTCCTCAATGGTCGCGGGCCTGCCCCTGTGCTGGCCCTCGTCATGCTTCCAGATGTAGTAATTCGAGCCGATCAGCTTCACTTCAGCCATGTAGAGCGGCTCTACCAACACACATCCCCCTGCAAATCGTAATGTCCGACCTTCACGCTGCAGTCGATAGCGCAGCGGTAGCCGTATTTCCTCGCGTCCGCCCAGAAGTAGAGGTCCTGTGTCCCTACCCCATCAGCACCCGCCTTCGTGACGAACCAAGGCTTGCGCAGCCGCTCGTCACGGAACATCGACGTGCGCCACAAATTGAACCCCATGCCCGTGCCGTTGCATTCGACAAGACCCCCCGCCGGGTCTGGCGGAAGCGGCCTGAAGTTCAGCACCGGGTCTTTCGGGTCACCCCAAATTTGAGGCACGCCTGCTTCGCCCTTTGTCCAGTACAAGCCGCCAATACACGCAAACTCTGGATGCGCTTCCATGCGCTCTATGAGCTTCAGCACCCCGTCAGGTGGCGGAATGTTGTCGTGTTCAAGCGTCAGAATGTATTCCCACTGGCTCAGTTCAGGGTTTGCCAGAACCGCGCTGATGGCATCCGAGTAAGCGTGCCCTACTTCCATGCCCAAGCACAGCATCCGATAGACCGCTTGGTTAGGCGGAAAGATCAGGTTCCAGTGGCTCAGAGCCACCTTAGCTGCAATGGTCTGCGCGGATGGGATCATCACCACCACACGCTGCTTTTTCCAAGTCGCGGCCTTCATGATCCGGCCCTTGGATAGCTCCAGGTCGGAATTATGCCTGCCGAAGTCGTATGAAACGATTTGTGCCGCCTGCGTCATGTCCCTGCCTTAGTTGAAATACTTGGCGTCCACCTGCGTGGCCATTGCGTCTACAATAGCCTGAACACCTTGCTTCATTTCATCCGACATTCCGGCCCAGACGACAATGGTATCATCCACAGTCGTGACCACTTGGCCTTGGTCGTTGATGTACTCAATCTCAACCGTGACGCTCATGTCTGTAATCGTCGATGAGCCGGGAGCGTTTGTGAGGTTCACCGTCTTGATGTTGCTATGAGCCGCGCGAAGTATGGTAGCCATCAGAATGCCCTCAACTGGAAATATGGAACAGCGGGGAAAGCCGACAGGCTGTTCGTGACAATTGGGAACGCCGAGGTTGTGCCGCCACCCGCCACCGTGAATGTACCTTGTCCCGGCCTCTGGAAGTGAAGCGTGACGTTGCTCGGTTCGCCAACAGCCGCAACTGCGCTCACTCCGTTAGCGCCGTGATAGAACTGCGATAGTACAAACCCGGCATTGCTCATTGCAGCCACGCCCTGCGTGCTTGTATTTGTACTCATCCCTATAGCCATCCAATACTGACCCTCCGTCAGCGTGGCAGAGAATGGAACGTCGAAGAACCTGCTACCGCTAAACAGGGTTATGGAGTTCGAAGAGAAGTCAAATCGCGTCTGGCTTGTTGCGTAGCTTGTCGAATAGCTGCTTGTTCCGCCCGTCACCGGATAAGTGATGTTCATGGTGACGGTGTATTGGCTTCCTGTTGAGTTAGCGCCAATTGACCATTGTTGCGAAAACCCGGCAGAGCCGGACGCAACAGAAATTAAACTGCGGCTGCTTGCGCCCGTGCCTAGCGAGTAAGCCACCATGTTTATGGTGGACAGCTTCGAAACGCTAAAACTTGTGTTGGCTGTGGTCGCCACAGAAGTCGAATTTGTTGCAAAAGTTGCCCAAAGACGAGCAAACGAGCAGTTCAAAAACGGGGCCCGAAATGGCTGCATGTTTGACGTGCTTTGCGACAGTGTCACCAAAGCCGTTGCGTTAGAGGCCCAATAGAATGGCTCGTAAAATGTAGCCGCAGGCGCGCCCTGTATCGTCACCGTCGCGTTGCCCGCGCCAGTAGACTGACTCAGCGTAATGCCATTAGACCCGACAAGCACAAAGTTGCCTGCCGTCTGAATGCCCGTAGAGCCCGCCGTGTTACCCAAGTTGGACACACCAGCCGAGACGCCACCATCACCAGCACCGCCGCCAGAAGGCACGGAAATGAGGACAGAGCCGTTCGTGATGCCGACCGAAGCAATACCCGCGCCTGCAAAGTTCAGGCTGCTGAGTGCTATCGTGCCGCTGCTTGACTGCGTCGTGTTGGAATTGGCGTAAGCCGTCAAGTTGGTGCCGCCGCCACCTGCGCCCGCACTGAGCGACAAGTTCACGCCATTCGAGTTGACAGTCATGGAGCCGCTGACGTTGGCCCCGTTGAAGGTCGTGCCCGTCCCGGCATAGCCCGCAGCGTTCAGGCTTAGGCCCGCGCTGTTGACCGTCCACGTGACGTTGGTCTGCGCCGTGTTCAGCCCGACAGCGTCATTACTGGCCCTTGCCGTGGTCAGGTAAGCCCCGACAGGCTGGGCAGTCGTCAGGAACTGAGGCACGGCCATGGAAAGGCCATTCGTGCTTAGCGTAGCCGCAACCGCCGTTCCGGCAGTCGTCGTGCTGGTGAAGCCCGTACCAGCCTGGTTCGTCCTGACCGTGGCCGTGACCGTTGAGCCATTCAGGCCAAACGAGACGCCGTTGCCGTCAGCAAAGACAAAGTTCGTCAGGTTGTTCGATGTCGTGCCAGCCGACAGGTTGACCGAGCCGCCACCACCTCCAGCCGCAGCCGAGAAGTTGATTGTGGCAGCGTTGGCCCCCTGAATGCCCGACAGGGTAACATTGTTTGAGCCACCGAAGACAATGTTCGTGCCCGATACGGTCGAGACGCCCGCAGTGTTGCCACCCAGCGTCATCACTTGTACGTGGGCACTATTCCAATCGGACGGCTTGACAATGTCTGATGCGGCAACGGTTGCCGTTGTGGCTCCAAACCACACACTGAGCGTTCCAGTGGCGTCTGGCACATTGTTGGTGAACGCGTGACTGACAGCCATTCTTACACGCTGGCCCTAAGTTTCTCAGTCACTATTCGGCGAATATGAGTGATGCTGACGCCAAAATGCTCTGATAGTTGCCGAGTGCTGTACGCTCCAGTTGCGTACATTTCCCGGCACCTTGCTACGTCACCGTTCAGCATCTTACAGTTATGGTGCTGACGCTCGAAGCGACCGCGAAATGGCGTATACCCACGGCCCTTTGACCACATATCTGCTGTGTTGTCCTTCATCGTTCCGGGGAACAGATGGCTCGGATTCACACACTGCGGGTTGTCGCACTTGTGGCACAGCACCATGCCTTCCGGGATCGGACCCACAAGGTATTCGTAGCACGCCCTGTGCGCCCTGATGCGGTTCCCGCCTCGCCCCATGCTGATGATGCCGTAACCATTTTGGTTCTTCGCGCCAAGCCATAGCCAGCATCCATCTGCGACCAGCACTTTCTGAAAGAGCTTATTGTGCAGAGGCGCGATCTTGCGTGCCACGTCAGTTCAGCCCGCTCGGTACAATCTCCACCCGCTTCTCACCCGTGCGTGGGTCTTTGACGAGGCGCTTAGGCGCAGCCACGACCTTGGCAACCTGAACGATAGCACCCGCTGCCTGTGCCATAGCATCAGCCGCCTGAGCCATTGCCTCGGCAGTGTTGCTGTTGCTCTGCAGGATGGCCTGCCCGATGCTCTCGCCCATGCCCTTGGCCTGCTTCTCGGCAGAGGCTTGGTTGAATTCCATTTCCATCTGCTTGGACGCGCTCACATGCTCCAGGCTCATTGCGTTGCGGCGCTGCTCGTGGTCCATGTCAGCCATGCGCTTGCGGGCGTTGACCTCAAGGTCCATCTCAGCCGACCGCTGCTTTGCGGCTAGCTTCAGGTTCTCAAGGGCTTCAAGGCGCATTGCCTCACGCTGGCCCGCTTCGTCTTCACGCTGCAGCTTGGCCGCATGAGCCTGAGCGTCCATCTCAGCCAGCTTCATCTTGGCCTGCATCTGGAACTCGGCCTTCTGCTGCTCCAGTGCGAGCGGATTGGGCTGCTGAGATTGCTGTTCCTGCGCCTGCTTCAGTTTGTCCAGCAACTGCTTCTTCTTCGGCAGCGAACTGGCCTCAATCAGCACATCAGGCGGGATAGGCATTCCAGAGCCAGCCAACTCAGCCAAGCGGCTGAACTGCTCTTCTTGGATAACCGCCGTGTCTGGAGTGCTGTCAATTACAATGTCCACGTCCATCTCAGCCGGGTTGTTCTGCACCTGCGTGATGGGCTGACCTGTCATCGGGTCAATCTGTGGCTGTCCTGTCATGGGGTCCACAACAGGCTGCGGGATGTTGATGCCTACAAAGCGCGGGGCCTGCTCATCATCCGTGACGCGCACCCACTTCGGCCCGGTCCAAAATTGCTTGATGCTTTCCCACATTGCCCGATAGCAACGGAGCTTCCAGTCATCAAAGCCAGCCAGCAATGGGGCCTGCTCGGTCAAGCCAGCCTGCTGCTCGGCAAGGATTGCCCTGCCGCTCTGTGACGCGCCCTGACGGCCAACTATGCCCGGTGTCGGGGACTGACGGCGCATCTCTTCCTTGGCGTCACGCAGAAGCTCAAGGTGAGCCGGGGCCAGTTGCCTGTCACCAAGTTCCTCGATCTGCCCGTCTTCAGCCTCAATGATGCCGTCAGGCTTGGCCCATTCGCGCCTGACACCGTCAATGTCCTGCACCTGCCTGGACACACGAAGCTTGGAGACGTTTAGGATGTGAACAGCCTTGGAGCGCGCCTTGTTGATGGCGTCCTGCGGACTCATCATGTCCTTAACAACGCCATAGCGGCAGTTGTCGATGTCTACGTAGGCGCTCTGAGCGATAATCGGGTTACGCGGCTGCTTGGTCTTGCTGTCGAGGTAAGGGCTTGGCCCCTCTTCCAAGACCCCACCATAGACGAACACGCACTTGCGCCATTCAGCGCCGCGCCTTGAGTACATCTCAAAGCACATGATCCTGCGCTTTTTGGTGTCCACCCATGACCAGCCGTCACGTGGCCTGTCGCCGAAGGTGTCGCCGGGAGCCGAGAAGTCGAAGCTGGTCTTGATCTTGTCTTTCGCGTCCGGGTAAAGGTCGACAAGGTCAACCTCATCCATCCACTTGGCTATTCCCATGTACCTCGCGTCACCGAAGTCACGGTCGCGGCTGTACGGATCGTAGAAGAATTCTTCAGGCCGGATGCGCCTGATGCCGAATTCCCCGTTCGTGTCGGCCTCGTTGATGCCCGCGACAATCCCCCAGATGAGGAAGTCCTGCAGGCACTCGCGCGCCGTTGCGTTGTACCGGGTCACGTCTGAGACGTAGCGCAGGCCGTCCGTGGCTACTTCCGCAGCCTCTTGGTCACGAGGTGTCCTGCCCCAGCCCTTCGGATCCGTGCGGCCACGCTCAACAATGCCGATGATAGCATTCACGGATGGCTTTATGTGGTTGAAGACCAAGGCAGGCTGACCACGGGCCTCAAGGATGCGCCGCTCGTCAGTTGTCCACTGGTCCCCGTCATAATACGCTTGATATTGCTGGGCCGCGCGACGCGCCTTGTCCAGCATATCCATAGCAGCCGTGGCTTTGCGCTTTACGGCTTCGAAGTAGTCGTCCTCAGACTTCTGCTTGGATTGCGCTTTTGCCATTTATGCTGTCTTCCATCCGCCCGAAGCGGCCCGTCTGTTGCGTGTGTAGCGGTCGTTAGGGTTTGTGCTTGCCTCACGCTTGGTGAGAAGCGCAGGCCAAGCCTCGTAAACCGCGCGGCCTATCAGGCTGCAGCAGTCAACCGCGTCGTCGTGTTTGCCAGCGGGGAACCGGATAAGCTGGTCAACCACGTCATTGGCCCATCCCATGTTCGGGAAAGACACCTTGCCGTTAGCCGCTAGCGCCTGGAATGCTCTGGCCCGTGTTGGCTTGTCGTGGATGCTTGCCACCCACTCAATGCTTGCCCACGTCCTGCGCTCGTCCATCCGCTTCTTCAGCGGCCCTTCGATGGCTCGCTTGATGACACCAGACTCAGCGAACCACGTGAGCGGTTTGTGCTTGTCGATGAGGTCGCACCACTTCTCAATCCAGACACTTGCGTCTGTCTGCCCGCGCCACCAGTCCAGTGCGTAAATCGTGGAGTCAGGACCCACGCCCCATATGGCGTGCTCCGTAAAGTCCCCACCACCGTCTGTGACAGCGAAGTCAGAGGTTCCAAAGATGTTGACCTTGGGTCGATCGGCATATCGCTGGAACCACTCGCGCTTAAAGAACGTGCCTTCGTCGGGCTGCGGATCCTGCTGATACAGGGCAGACCAGAACCGGGGCAGCGAGTTCGCCTGAATGCGTCGTAAGGAGTCTACTGGGTAGGCTTCAGGCCAGAGCGCCGCCCCGGAACTGTCGATTGCGGGAAGCTGCACAACCTCCCACTTGTCTCCGCCTGCCGCTTGGCTCTCGAGCAAGTAGCCTGACAGGTCATCTTCATGCATTCGGTGGTTGATGAGGATGATTGCCCCACCAGGCTGCAAGCGATTGTAGACGCTGCCCTGATACCATTCCTTGACTGCCTTGCGCTCTAGTTCACTCTGAGCGTCGGACATGGACCCGAACGGATCGTCAATGATGAACTCGTCAGCACCCTTGCCGAGAATCTGCGATCCAACACCAACCGCGTAGAAGATCCCGCCCTTATTGGTGTGCCACCGACCAGATGCCTGACTATCTTCGGCCAACCTGACTTCAGGGAATAAACGACCGTAAGCCTCATCCCTGATGATGTTGCGAACCTCACGACCAATGTCGGACGCAAATTCACCGGATGCGGAAGCGGCAATGATCTGGCGATGCGGAAAGTTCCCCAAGCAAAAGGCCGGGTATCTGCGTGAGGCTAGCTCTGTCTTGCCATGCCTCGGAGGCATCAGCAGCATCAGTCGGTCTACTTCGCGCCGCATGACCCGCTCTAGCTGCTCAGCTACGAGCTTGTGATGGGCTGCGGTCTTGTAGCGGTCGTAGGTATACTCGGTGAAATCAATGAGGCTTCTGCGGGCCTTCCGACGCCTTAGCAACTCTTGCGCTGCCTGCACTTCTCTCGGCAATGACTCGTTCGAGGTCAGCGTCGGTCCATTCTGTGATGGGCTGTTCATGCCTGGTTGTTACGTCCACACTCTGTGGAGCCTTTCCGTCAATGCGGTCGGCGATTTCCTTGAACGCTGCCAAGTCGCCTTCAACGGCTTTCTCGACAACAGCAGCCGCAGCAATGGCCAGCTTCTTGCGGCCTTGCGGGTCGCCTTCCTGCACTCGATTGACAGCGAGCATCAGAGCGTCACGGATGAGCTTGTCGCGTTTGCTGCCTGAGTTGGCGTTTCCCGCCATATGAAATGCCCTAACTCGTTGATGACGAAATATTATTGCGCGCTATGTGATGTCAGGGCGCGTAAGGACCACGCGATAGGACATGAGCGTAATTGTGTCCGCTGTGTCCGTTAGTTGGCCCGTGATGACGAGCGTTGTTGCTGCGGTCGTGTCTACGGATGATGTTGTGATGGTGCCCACGCCCAAGCCGTTGCCTGTGCTGGCCTGTCCACCGACCTGTGAACTTGTCGATCCGGCATTTGATATAACGATGTAGTCAGAGATGCCCGCCGTGCTTGCGTCAGCAGTGGCGCGGTAGGCCGTGCCTGAAATGCCACTAAAGCGGATGCGGGATGTCTTGCCGGATGCGTCGTTGTTGAACTGGCGGTGCGTGTGGATGTGAAGCTGGCCGTTAGCGCCGATAGCGTTCGCGGGGATTGTGACGGTCGCCAGAACGGTTTCTGACGTTGTTCCTGTTACCAATACAGCGGAGCCAGACTGTCCGAGAACCCGCTGCCTGTGCCTCCAGATTGCCGCGCCTTGGGCGTTACTGACGCAGTCAAACATGTTCCCGGATGCTGTGTTTATCCACACAGAGCCAGGGTAGAAGTTTCGGGTGGTGTCATCCGCTGATGTCGGGTCCGATGTCGATGTGGTGGCTAATGGCATCGGGTCGGGAACCTGTGCGATCTGGGTGGATACCCGTGAAGCGCGGGGGGTGATTGTAAGCCTGAACTCCTCGACATCACCGCTTGAGGCCGTGACCTTGAAGTCAACATAGCCGAAGCCCTTGAGCCTTTGGGTGATGCGGGTCGTTGTGTTGCTTGTGTTGGAAACTGTCGGGCCTGACGCCGTGCGGGTGACGCTGGATATGGTCGCGCCGTCCAGATAGCTGGACATGTCCACGATGTAGGTCAGGTCGTCGTCTTCCTCGTGAACGGCGGAAAACTCGCTCGGATTCACGACCGTGACGCCACGGACGGCATGGCGCTTGTTCTGGGCGAGAACAATGGTTCTGTCAGCCACAGCGCACCTCAAAAAGAAAGGGGCCCCGACAAAGCCGAGACCCCTACCACCCACAACAAAGGAAGAGGCGGTCGAATCAATGCACAGTCCGACCGCTGACATGTTTATGAATTAGAGCTTTTCACTGCGCAAGGATATTTGTCCTAGCGCGTCAGCCCGAAGTGACGGGCAAGTGCATCCGTGAATCTCTGAAGCCACAGCATGGCCTCGTGCGGAGATCCGCCGACATGCTCCATCATCCACCTGCCTGCTGATTTGCCATTGACCGCGACCGCATCCACCATAGGCACAGCGTGCTTGCTTAGGTTGGTGAGGAAAATGATGGCGTTAGACCGTCGGGCGATAGCCGCTACCCGCATGTCGCTGAACTCAGCCGTTCCGCCGCTAACGGTCTGGCCGTAGCCTCCGATACAGGCTGGCATCAGCCCGGCAAGGTAAGCATCGGCCTGCCACTTCTTGAGCGCATCAGCCTGGACAGTGGTGATGTAGTTTCTGCGCAAGTACCATTCCACCATGTCCTGCTCCACCCTCACCCTCCTCGACGCCCGGTCGCCCGGATCTGGCTGCTCGATGACGTGGAACGCTTGACGGCGGGCTTCTGGCGTCCCGAAATCTGACTCTTGAGGCTCTTCCTTGCGCTTTCGATTTGCCACTGTCGGAACTCCTGAGCTGTTGCCTTTGCACCATTCACTGCCTTGGCGCGGGAGGAATAAATCTCCGCGCTGTCGGATATGACCTTCCCGTTGGATGACCGGGCGGTCCAGAACCACCCGGTTTTTGCTTTCCAGAACTCAATGGGCAAATTAGCCTCCCACCACCGGAAACTCTTCGTCGGCAACCCGCCAAGACAGTTGCTTCATCGGGCGTCCTTCGTGCCATGCGTTGAACGCCTTGATGACCAAGGCCGTCGCCTCGACGCCGTCGATCTTGTTTCTGGCCTTTCCACTTGATCGAATAAATCTGTTGCGGAGGGCAAGAATTGGGCTTTCAGCATTCAGACCCGCCCCAGAGCAAAGCTGGTCAATAAATGGGGTTATGTCCGTGCCGACGCGCTTGTTAATGAGGTACACTGCCGCCGTCAGTCCGCCAGGGCTTGCAATTCGGCCAATCGCCTTTCTCACTCTTTCAGCAACGCGGGCTGACGCAATCAAGTCGTGGTTGGCCTTGATAAACTCCACCACCTCGTGCTTGGATGCCGACACACTCCCGGCGTGCGACAGGCCGCGATTCAGGGCCAGCAGGACGCGCGTAGCGGAAGTCAGCAGTGGGCCGTCTTTGATGCCGACCATTGCCAAAATCTGCGAATGGGTACGCGCCATCCCTGTGTCAATTCGGTCAAACGCCTCTGGCGTTACCCCAAAGACCACGTCAGCAACAACTGATGTGTTGGCCTGAATTATGGCAGACAGGCGGTGCTGTCCGTCCAGAAGTCGACCGTTAGTATCAAACTTGATGGTATCGCCCGTTTCGATCCAATCACCGCTTTTGATTGCCTGAGCGAGAGCGCCAACATGAGCCACGCGCTTGACTCGGTTGCCTTCGTTGCGCGCCAGCATCTCCTTCGCCAAATCGGGCGTGACCGTAATGCCGACAAGAGACACGCGGCGGAACTTTGATGTCTGGATGTGGCGGTTAAGCCAAGTTTCGTTTGTGCTAGTTAGCTGGATAGTTGTCATGTCTTCCTCCTTTTAGAACCTAGTGGTTCGACTGGTCTGGGTTTTCCACATGCCCCGCAAATCCATTTACAGACTCACTGGCGGGCGAAACGCTCCTCGCCTTAGCCTGACGCGGCTTACGCTGCTTCTGGGGCTGTAGAGTCAGCACAGAGGGTCTGGTAGCCGTTTGGATTGCAGCGTGTAGGTCTGCAGCCTTCTGGTAGTCGGTCTTCGTGGATTTCAGAATGTCGATGATTTCTTCGAACGTCATTGTGGTTCTCCTTTGGTTTTGATCTGGAACGCTTCACCGAAATGGGCCTCTAGTTTTGACCCGTACCTTGCCGCCACCTGTTCGGCAGCAAATTGACTTGGGGCAACGAGGGTCGTGACGGCACCGTTCGGATGGCTCGTTGCGAACCATGCCTGCCATTCACTCGCTGGTAGTTTTGATTTGAAAGCTGACCACTGGGGGATTTCGTCTGCCCAATCCGGGCTATGTGCTTCGGGGCGCGGCGGGGCCTCGGCCACGAAGCCTTCCCAGCGTTGCTCGGAAATCCAGCCCTGTGCGTGCTTGGCCGGATATTCCTTGCCGCGCTTTTTGGATTCGGACGCCAGGAACGCTTTGTATTTCGCGACAGCGTCAAGAAGTTGGTCTTGAGGAAGTTGGCTGCACTTGCGCTTCTGCCAAGCTTTGAGCGCCGCCACTTTGCTCATGTTGGGCGTTCGCGGGTATGCCTTCCAGAACTTCTCGAACCCGTCCGGTACACTTGGACCGGACATAATGTTGTTCTTATCTGTATCTGTATCTGTATCTAGCGGCGTTACGGGTCCGTTACGTAACGCGTTACGGTCTGTGACAGGCTCAACAATGGCTGTTTTCTCGGCTTTCTGACGCTCGCGCCATTTGCGCTGGCGCTCTGCCGCACTGTCATCATGGTCAGATTTGCGCTGATGTTCGTCCCAATCGTGTAACGCGTACTTCGTTACGTTCCCCGTTACGTAACGCGTTACGAGTCCGTTACGGTCGAGGGTCAGCATGAGCGCAGAAACGTCTTGTTCTGACAGGCGCAAAGTCCACGCCAGATCAGGTATTGATGGCAATCCGCCCTCGTCATCGGAGGCCATCAGGCACACGGCCCAAAAGCCCTTCTCTTCAAGGGACAGCCTTCCGACCTTCGGCTTGTAGAGCGCGTCTCTGTAAAGGCGTAGCCAGGGTTTGCTCATAGCAGCGCCTCCTGCTTTGGCTTGGGTGGTTCGTCCTTGAAAAGCCGGGGTTGACGGTAAGCCTCATCAATGCGCTTGCAGGCTATGTCGAAATACTTGGGTTCAAGTTCGATGCCGATGAACTTCCGCCCTAGTTTGGCACAGGCAACCCCTGTAGTGCCGGAACCCATGAAGGGGTCGAGGATGGTTCGGGCTTTCGGAAGGAAGCCAAGACACCACTCCATGACCGCAATCGGCTTTTGGGTCGGGTGGACCTTGCCGTCCTGCAGTGCAGTCGCGCGCGGGTACATCAGGCGGCGAACAGCCCCAGCGTCAGAGCACCACGCCAATTCGGCGTCAGCCAATGAGAAATCCGTCTGGCCCTTATCCCAAATCAACCACCGCTCGCTTGCGGGCAAGATGTCGGAAAAGTAATTGCCTCCCCAAACAATCAAAGACTTCGCCGCCCCGAATGCCGCGCGCAGCGTATCATCGCACGGGCGCACCTTGTCCCAGCCTGCACCGTCGTAATCTTTCCAGCCCCACTTCTCTGATTTGCGGTCGCGCGCGGCATTGATCCCATAAGGCGGGTCAGTAACCACAGCATCCACCTTTGGAAGCAAAGGCAGGATTTCCCTGCAATCACCTTGGTAAAGAACCGCATCATGGATGCGCTCACATCTGAACGAGGCCAGTTTCTCCCGCATGGCGTCTATCGCCACATCGTAGGACTTGCGTGAGTTCTCGGCGGGGTCGTAGGTCATGTCACAGCATCCTGGTAACGGTGTAAGTCCCGTCTTTGCGCGAGCGGATCGAGCCCGTCATGCCCTTGAGGTAAAGGCCCGTGACCTTGTTCTTAGCCTCGCGGAATGTGTCGAAGTTCCGGCTCTCGCCTACCTGCCATTGGTAATAGTCAGAGGTGCGCTTGCGGCCTCGCTGGCGAACCTGCTCATGACCGCAGACAGCATTCGGGCGAACCATCTCCGCTTGCGTCGGCGCTCGCCTATGTGCTGCCGCTGGATCTCCCATGAGAAGTGCGGTGAGGTCTTTCATGCGCGCACCAGCTTGTGTTGAAGTTGGGCCACACGCTCGACAGGAGAAAGCTTCGGCGTCGTAACTTTGACTGGCTCTGCCGGGTCACGGGGCGGATGGCCTCCGATCATGTTGGACCTGATGCTGTAGATGTGGCTCCCGTCCGGGTACTTCTCGCCGAGTTCGGACAAGCCAAATACGCCCGTCTCGATCTTGTAGCCACGCACTGCCCAATAGTTACGGATACGCATGGCAAGGTGTTCGCTGTCCTCGCGTGACGCGGTCCACATGCGGGTAGGAAGATGGGATTGGATGCCGCCCATTAGACTGTCTCCACTTCGATGTTGAGCAACGCTCTCATGAGCTTTGCCTTGAGTTTGAATTCAGATGTGATGAAGCCCTTGACATCGCAGACCACGCGGCGCTGACCTTCGAAGTAGACGAAGTCGGCCACGTAATCGCAGATGTGAATTCCGTTGTGCTCAAGCCGGAAGCGCACCTGGCGCTCCAACTTGCTGATCTCTCCTGCGCGCTGGCGCAGTTTCAGCACCTGCCAGTGCTTGTGTTCTTTCTTGGACGCGAAGTAGCCGTCTTCGTCACGAACTGGCTGTGCGCGGTATTTGTTGACTACTCGCATGGGTCACCAGAGGAAAAAGGTGGGGGCCGAAGCCCCCTTAGTTGACCGCGCCGGGGAAACAGGAAGCGCGGCAGTTCCGTTACATGCCCGCCGCTTTTGCGGCTGCTGCCGCCTTCTCTGCGGAAGGCACTGTCGTGGATGTCGGGGCAACCGATGTCAGCACGAGCGGCTTTGCGTCCCTGACCGGGATGCCACGAATCTGGGCAGCACAGATGCGCCACTGAGCCATCAGCTTATCAACGATGATGTCGAGCTTGCTGAGTGAGCCAAGGCCAGCAAGCGGGTCGTTGTTCACTTCGAGGATGAGCGCGCGGATGATGTCCGGCGTCATTTCCTGAATGCCAGTCTCTTTCTTAAATGCGTCAAGAATTTTCATGTGCAGTCTCTCCTTCTGTTGTGGTCCCCACCGCTCTCCGCTGCATTAACGCAGCGAATTTCTTGTATTCCTGAATGCGTCCCGACCTCGGCTGCACGCCGCGCATCATCAGCGCGTGGACAATTGACGAGTGGTCCCGCTGGAAGATGCGACCGATGCGCGGGAAGCTCATGTCTGGGTAAGCGTTAGCCACGGCAGCGATTGCATCGAAGCGGGCGCGGCAGATGTTCTGCGGGCGAGCACGGCTCATGATGTCTTCGTAGCTGACACCGTTATCGGCTGCGGCTTTCGCAATTAAATGCTTGATGTGAGCGCGTTTTGTCTGCAACCCTTCGATTGCCGCCGCGTTATCGTTCCCGCCAGACTGCGGCTTCAAAAGTCCCCGCGCATATGGTTCACAACGCGCGTTGGCACTGATGCCGCCGCCTGTCACACATTCGTCCTGAAGATTGGCGGCTACGTTGATTTCGTCAGTGTACGTTTTCATACTTTCCCCCTATTCGGCTGCTTGAAGTTGAGACTTGAGGAAGTCGCCCGCGCTGACCGCGCCCTTGGTGGCCGCATGGATTTTCGCCAGCGTCTTCCACGAGGGACGAAGGCTGTACCCGGTCAGCAGGCGGCTGATGGTCGGTTGCGGGACATCTGCGAGTTCAGCGAACTCGGCTTGCGTAAGGCCCTGACGGGCGATGTAGGTTTCTAGTTTCATAGGGTGAATAATTACACCCAGTGAATATTTGATGCAAGGGGGTGCGATGCATCATTTTATGGGCATGGCAAAACGAGTCTTCATAAGGGAGTGGCGCAAGTACCGGGGGTTGACTCTTGTGCAGCTTGCCTCGCGGGTAGGTGTCAGCCAGCCGACCGTGTCCCGCATTGAAAGGGGCGAGCAGCCCTACTCACAGCCGATCCTGGAGGCGTTCGCCGACGCTCTGGGGTGCGAACCGGCCGACTTAATTGGCAGGCTTCCAGGTGCCCCTAGCGAATTGACGCTTCTGGTAAACAAATTACCGCCGGAATCCGTACAAGCGGCTGTGACCGTTTTGAAGGCGATGATTAAAGTCGCTTAGGCGACTACCGACCCCACCAAACAAGGTGTGACGTTTTGGCGCATGTTTTCATGCGCGGCGTGTACGCTTGCGCGCACGCCATAACTTGCACCGGGTGCAGTATTTCACTTGACGCATATTCACGGGGTGAATACATTGTCCCTACCCACACAGGAGGGACCAATGCACATAACTCCAACTCAGGCTTCGGCCACTGCTATCGCCTGCGCCATTGTTTTCGGCTGCATGATCGCCTGCTTCAACCTTGGTCGCTACGACGCGGCTGTGAAGATCAGGTCGGCATGTGACGTAGACAACCGCAGCCATCTCAAGGCTGGTTACTACACCGTGGTGTCGCAATGACCTACGACAGCGCCACCGTCGAGAATGATCCGTTCCTGATTGAGCTTCGGCTTAACCTGAACGAACTCGAAACAGCAAAGGACGCCACGTACAAGGCGTCCGAAGCTAACCCGACAGACCCCAAGGCACGGCTCGCATACGACGCGGCGCTGCTGCTCTGGTGTCATGCCAAGTGCAACTATGAAAAGGCCCTCAAGTCGGTGTTGGGCCTATGAACCGCCACAACCGCACATATGGAGACATCCCCTGCACAAACACGGGGGATGTCGACGAACCGCTCCAAGGCTACGCGCAGCGCAAGGCTGTAGACGAATGCTGGTGCGGGAACCGCAAGCACATCAAGTGGATTGTCTGCGCAATCTGCCAGACGGTCGTGGAGGAAGCTCATGGGTGAAGTAGTCCAGTTCCCGGAACAAATCCGCATTCAGGACTTTGAGTCACTGGAAGCGACAAAGGCCGCTATTCGCCAGTGCTTTGGCGCTGTCGTCGGTGCCTACCACGGCAAGCCAGAACTCAGCGACATGATGTTCGCTATGGCCAAGGCGCAGGAGGGCTTTGACCTGATGAAGTCGTATTGGATTCAGGTGGCAATGATTGAGGCGCAGAAATGAAGCGCCCCGCAATTACCCCAGCCATGCGCCTGGCAGTGCTGAAGGCTCACGGCGCGACCGTGATGTGCAGCAACTGCGGTTCAAGCGAGATGATTGGTGACGTTCACCTTGACCACCATTTGGCCTTGGTCGACGGCGGAGCGCACGAGGTCGAAAACCTGCGGCCCATCTGCATCGTCTGCCACAAGGAAAAGTCGGCACGGGAACACGTCGCTAATTGCAAGGCAAAGCGGCTGCTGAAGAAGCACAGCAATCCGACGCCGCAAGGGACCATGAAATCTGCCGGGTTCAACAAAGCCTGGACCAAGAAAATGGACGGAACCGTTATTCGGAGGGATACAAAATGAGCGACCAAGTTATCGCAGAGATTGAACGCATGGTGGCAGACCTTGACGATCGGCTGGCCGCACTCGGCAGGCCGGAATTCGTGACCAGCACAATGGCTTACAGCGTCAACCTCGGCTGGTTCTGCAACGGGCACTTCAAGGAAGTGCGCGGCAGGTCAGAGAACCCGCTGACCGCCTTGTCGCAAATGGAGCGCATGGTTCGCGAGCTTGAAAACAGCAGCAACGCACTGGCCCGCACCCTTGGTCTGGAGGCCGCAGAATGAGCGACATCTTCGAACAACTCTCGTCCCCGTTTGACCCCAGCGAAGTGGATTGGCGCGTCGGGTCCACCACGCAGGACAAGACCAAGGGGATGGCACTGGCTTACATCGACGCCCGCACAGTCATGGACCGCCTGGACACTGTCTGCGGCCCTGCTGGCTGGCAGAACCGCTATGTCATCGAAGGCTCAAAGACCGTCTGCGAGATCGGCATCAAGTGCGGCGAAGAGTGGGTGTGGAAGTCTGACGGCGCAGGGGACAGCGACGTAGAAGCCGAGAAGGGCGCGCTGTCGGATGCATTCAAGCGGGCTGCGGTTCGCTGGGGCATCGGGCGCTATCTGTACAATCTCAAGTCACCGTGGGTTCCGCTCAAGGCTTTCGGCAAGTCCTACGTCATCGCTGACGAGGCAAAGCCTGAACTTGACCGCGTGCTTCGTGGCAATCGCCCGACACCGATTAAGCCAGAGCCAAAAGGCAAAGATGCCGGAAGTCAGAAGGCAAGCCAGTTTGTGGACGATGCCGTTAAAGAGATCGGCAAGCTCACGGATGAGGCTGGCCTTGTGTCCTGGCTTGAAGCCAACAGCGCAAAGCTTGCCCGACTGCGTGAGGCTTATCCTGACCTTGCCAAACAAGTCGAAGGCGCAAGGGACGGACAGCGTGCCTCGTTTGCAAAGAGGAGCGCGGCGGAATGAGCGACTACAGCGACCCGTTCGAAAGCCCTTACCTCAAGCGCCTGCGCGTATGGAGGGAGCGCGCACGGGAGACTGCAAGGCTTAGAGCGCAGGCAGAGGTGCAATGGAAAATGCTTGAGGCAATAAGCGACGCAAAAGGTCGCGAATGGATACACGCAGAACAGGTCAAAGCACCATGAGCAACCGCCGCCCCCAAAGCGAAATCTACCAAGAAGCCTACGAGCGGTTTGTTGCGCTTGACGCTAAAGCCCGGCTTCTCGAAGACACCAAGTCGATATTCTTTGCACAACTCTGCACCGATTTTGCTGGAGACTTTCCGGGCTACAGCATGAGCAAGGTGGAGATGAAGGTTCGCGCATCAGATCGCTATGAGCAACACGTTCGCTCAATGGTGGAGGCCCGCACAGCCGCGAATCTCGCAAAATGTGCGGTTGAAGTAG